GTGACAGTCACACAGCAGGCGCAGAAGCAGTTAACAGTTACGCATTTGCGGAAGATGATAGCAAGTACAAACATCTACATAGACAACCGCATCCAGATAATCTAAGAGTAAGCTGGGGTCGCAAGTTAGGTGAGATGCTCAAACTGAGTACCACAGTATTAGCAGAAAGTGCCAGCTCAAACGAGCGTATCCTACGCACCACGAACGAATGGTTAAACAAGCACGGTGATGACGTGTTCATAATCATACAGTGGTCAACATGGGAGAGGCAGGAATGGATGATAGACGGTCAATACTTCCAAGTCAATGCTTCAGGTATAGATGACGTTCCGGACAGTCATAAGCAGAAGTATAAGGAATTTGTAGCCAGTGTGGATTGGAATCGATGTGAGCAAACATGGCACGTCAGGATTAAGGCATTTCATGAACACTTGACACAGCGAGGTATACCACACATATTCTTCAATGGCAATACCAAATTTGAGAGAACAAAAGAACAATACGATTGGGGGTTGAGCTATATAGAACCTTATACCGGAAGTTATCACGACTGGTTACAGCAGAACAACTACCAAACTGTAGGACCTGACAGTTATCATTATGATGTCAAAGCACATGGTGCTTGGGCAAAACATATGATGCGATACATACTTGACAATAAATTGATTTGATCATATAATATTGATATATGAGATATCTTTTAATAGACACAGCAAATACTTTCTTTAGGGCCAGACACTCGGCATACAGAGGTGCGGATGAATGGGAACGGTTAGGCTTTGCCATACACGTTACCTTGGCCAGCATTAACAAGGCCTGGAGAGATCAACGGGCAGATCATGTAGTATTCTGCTTAGAAGGACGTAGTTGGCGTAAAGACTATTATGAGCCATACAAGAAAAACAGACAGGTAGCACGTCAGGCACTAACTGAGAAAGAAGCAAAAGAAGATAAGATGTTTTGGGAAGCCTTTGATGATCTTAAAGACTTTGTCAAAGACAAAACAAACTGCACTGTCTTACAACATCAACAACTAGAAGCAGATGATTTGATAGCAGGTTGGATACAGAGCCATCCAGATGATCATCATACTATTGTATCAAGTGACACGGACTTTTATCAACTGTTGGCAGAAAATGTAAATCAATACAATGGTATTTCAGATGAACTACACACTATTGAAGGTATATTTGATAAAAAAGGTGAGCGTGTCCTGGACAAGAAAACAAAAGAGCCTAAGGTAATACCAAATCCAGAATGGATATTGTTTGAAAAATGTATGCGTGGTGATCCCACAGACAACATCTTTTCAGCATATCCCGGTGTGCGTACCAAGGGCACACGCAACAAGGTGGGCCTACAGGAGGCATTTGAGGACAAGAGCAAGAAGGGTTACAATTGGAACAATCTCATGTTACAGCGTTGGGTAGATCACAACGAGGAAGAACATCGTGTGTTAGATGACTATGAACGCAATCGTGTGTTAGTGGATCTAACAGCACAACCAGATGATATTAAAAAGATTATAGCGGAAACTATTGCTGAAAACTCAGTTAAGAAACAGATACCCATGGTAGGTGCCAAGTTCTTAAAGTTTTGTGGCAAGTATGAATTAAACAGATTATCAGACAACGCTGACAAGATAGCAGAATGTTTGAACGCAAGTTATCCAGATTAAGGAGAAGACCATGGCAGTGAAAGCAAAAAGTATAGTTAAGAACGAGTTTTGGGTATTGACTGACGGAAAGAAACGCATAGGTGACATCAAGGCAAATGGCGTGGGTCGGGGATACACGGTCACGTTCAATGGCATGAGGAGCGTAGAGCCGTCGATGGCACAGATGAAGCGTGAGCTAAACTTTGATTGGGTGGAAGTACCTAAACGCATCAAGGTCAAGGTCGACCAGGTACATGACTATCCCACAGACTGCGAACCATATGACGGAGTCTGGGACCTACAACACAAGGTGCCCATATACACCAAAGAGAAGAACTCAAAGTCATGGTTCTGTGCCGGGTGGTATCTGGTCAGGAAGGGACACAACTGGAAGGAAAAGTTCTGTCCAAAATTGATAACCATACAGCGTTATGACTGGCGTGGACCATACAAGACACCTGGCGAACTGCTCAAGGTCAAGGCATGAAGGGTCAGCACATAAGGCGGTTTATACAGCGTATAAACGACCTACAAGCAACAAACGCCAAAGAGTTGACCATGACCCTACACGAGGCACGCCAACTACACGCAGACATCACTAGTGCTCTGCTAGACAAACAAACAACCCCATCTGAGACTGTTGATAGTATCGAGGTAAAGGGAGGCTCATTCTAATAACTACGCAGTTTTCGGCTAAAT